CAGATGAGGTGAAGACGTTCTTAGGTTCAAAGGGAGGTCATCACGAGATTGGCAAGCTGGGCCAGACGGAGCTGGTTGCTATGGGCATACCGAAAGAACTGTACGACAAGCGCCAGAATAAGAAGGTTGAGCGGAATAATGAGAAGGCAGGAGCGTGGCAGACTTCGGGTCTGTCTGAGTTGAATCGTAGCGGTGCCCAAGGATTTGTGGCATCCGAGAACGATAAACGGCCATGGCACACTCTTGAGGGTGGCGGGTCGGAGTAAAATAATGGCGGTATGGTCCGCCAACGGAGGTCAGTATGGCATTTGAATTGTACAAGCCCGGACCAACGAGTACCACCCCGATGGAGGACTGGCTGGCGTCTGGCGCAATTGCTGCAGGTGACGTAGTGAAACTTGTAGCAGCGGCGTCTGCAACAGCTCAAGGGAAGGTATCCGTCATTACCGGCGGGAAGGATGGCACGGATTATAGCTATGGGGTTGCGGCACACGCAGCCGCTGATGGTGAGCACGTGGCGATAATACCCCACAGATCCGGTCAGGTTTGGAAAGCGGATGCAGCGGCAAATTGCGATAACACAAAGATTGGTCTTCTGACGACTTACCTTGCAGCTACTACGCTTGCAGTTACCACGGGAGGTACCATTTCAAATAATGGTAACCGTGTCGTTATTATTGGGCACGAAGGACCTGCTTCTGCAAGGAAGTATCTTGTCGTGTTCAATCGTGCCACCATCATCGGCGGCTAAGGAGGGGGGTAGCATATGGCAACTGCACCGATGAATAGAGCGGCATATCCTTATCAGTTTGATAAAGAAATTGCGAAAATGGTTTATGGCAAGTATGCCGATCACCCAAAGGAGTTTGACAAGATTGCTAAAATCGCAAACTTCCCTGCGGGCAGAACATATACTGAAGCCGAAATCAGTCCGCTCGGGGGTCTTAGGGCAATGTCAGAAGGTGAGGCAATCACCTATGACGTACCGGTGGAAGGACACAAAAAGTCTATTACCACGGTCAAGTTTGGCCTTGGCTTCCAGCGCACTGAAGAGATGTCCGCTGATGAGCTCTTTTCGATGTCAGACAAAATGTCTTCGAGCTTGTCACGTTCCGCAATAGTCTGCGTAGAGCAGAACTTCTGGAACCTCTTTAACAACGGCTTTTCTTCAACCCTCGGATGGGACGGTAAAACAGTCTTTGCAAGCAACCACGTTACCCTTAAGTCGGGGGAGACGATTAACAACTGTGGTACCGCCGACCTTACGCAGACTTCTCTTGAGGCTGCGTTTGAGTATTTCGATGGGCTTGTGGACGAGGCGGGTATCAAGCTTTCCATTACTCCAGACATCCTCCTCATTCCATACAAGCTGAAGTGGGTAGCCAACGAGCTTCTAAAAGCAACAGGGCGTATCTGGGACTACTCCGATAGGACAAAGGGTCTTGTCGATGCAAGCGGTAGCAAATATGCTCCTGGAAACGGCCCGCTCCTCAATACGGTTAACCCGTCGAATGGAATTGTGGATTCGTGGACTATCTTTGCATCGAAGTACCTCACGGATGACGATGCCTGGTTCCTTATCTCGAAAGAGCACGATGCCCGATTCTACTGGAAGAAGAAACCGACCATGTCGAGCACTACTGACTTTGACACCGATAACGAGCTTTACAAACTCGTGCTTCGGTTCTCTGTTGCAATCTTCGACTACAAGGCAATGTACGGGAGCCCTGGCGCATAAACTTCCGTTCACACGGTCCTAGAGGGTCAGGTGGCGGTGGCAGTACGCCACTTTCACTTGACCCTTTTTCATAAGGAGCTCTCGATGGCAACGACACACGTAAAGTCCAGTACCCCTACTCAAGTTACTCGTCTCTGTCAGGATGGGCTCATCCTTTACGGCTGGGCAGACCCAACAGTGAAGGACCCCCGAGCCGACCCCCGACAGACGGTGTTTCTCGTGGGTGGAGCTCCTGGGGACGGGGTGGCAGTGACGGATGCGCCGAGACTGGTAGATGTGGGGATGCATAGCGTGGCTCTTCCGTTATGGAAGGGGGATCAGGAGCTAGTGTTTGTACCAGAAGGGTGTCCACCCCCTACAGGATTTACTGAGTATAAAATGGAAAGGTCAGCGAGGGGTACGAGATTTGGGCTTGGG